TGATATCTTCGCAACTACGTTGTTTCTAGTAAAGGTGTCGTTAAATTCCATTACTTGATAACGTGACATCTTAGCAAGAGCTCGTTCAATAACATTAAACAAGCCGCGAACGTTTACACGGTCAAAACTTGAACTCTTAGTGAGCATCGTTTTCTGACCCCATAACACTGTACCATCACCGCTAAACGCTACAACAGGATTTATACCATTGTTATACAATGTACCCTGTTGAGTCTTGTTCGGTATGTACGCAAGCTTTTGAACATTCTTAATTTGTCCTCTATTAAGACCAGCAGAAGCCCACCAAGCATCATAGTTTTCTGAAGTCTGAGCTCTTAAACCAGCGATATCACCAGCTAAATTCAACCAACGATATGTATCATTGTAGCGGTCATATTGATACTTGTAATTAGCTACTAAAGATACAAACATTGAATTGTAATTTATTTTATTTCTATATTTAATAGAATTAGTAGTTGAATCGGTTGATTTCTTACCTACTGTTAATATACCAATGTCATTATCAGAATATGGAATACCCATAAATGCTATACAATCAGCTCTTGACTCTGCTAAGTTCTTAGCACTTAAACCATCATCGAGTTCATTAGCAATTACAATATCAACATCAAGTTCATCCTTATTGCTAAATACGTTATAGGCGTTTAATAAGTCATCTGACTGAATCGGGGAGTCAGAAGCACAACTAAAGCTTAAAGTATTACCAACGTAATTATCATTAGGATCGCAAACTAAGGTGTATGATCCAACGTTAGGAGAAATTACAGTTTCTGTTGTTTGAAGTTCATTACCGAAATCGTCATACTTATTAACAGTGTTTGTAACGGTTGCTGGTATAGATGTATTGCACTTTACATATACGCAATTAGACTGACGATTGATAACCTTTTCAATGAACATTGAATTATTATAGCTATCAACTTCAGTTGGGTCTAACGAAACTATATAAGTTTCCTTCACCAAACCTTCGTACGTATCGTAAATGAATACTGCTACCTGAGCGGAGTTATCTTCTGGTGGATAGTCAAAGAAACTATCAACGGATAATCCCTCACTTACGTATCTAGTACAGTGATTTCCGACGTGATCTTTATCATTAACCTCAAAGTCTCTAGGTAATGCAATAGCTATTTTATATCTAGCATCGTAAACACCAGGAGTCTTACTAAAGAATTTTAATTTTGAATGTGACTTAGCAAACGCTAATGAATCAAATTTTAAGTCAAAATCATCGTCATTAAGTATCTGTACATTAGTTTTAAATAGAATACCTCTATTATCAGTTAATGATTGTTCTAATGTGTTTACAGTTACATCTTCAACCGTGTCGGTACTAGATACTACAGAACTTGTATTATCAAGATTCTTAGGAATCATCAAGTTTATGTTGTATGGTGTTAAAGTCTTAACATTAACAACTTCAGATCCGCTATACTCTCTATACTTAGTTGTTGTGATTTTCCATGTAAAATCAACACTGCTAGCATCTTCGTAAGCTAAAGCTTCAGAAGAACCATTATAATGAGCTAAGATTCTGTAGATCTTATTATGTGCAGTGTACCAATCGTTAATAGTACCTGATTGAACCGACTCGGGTAAACCTAAATTTCTATCAAGCTTAATAGCGTAAACCGGCTGATTATCAACAGTTCCAGTGGTAACCGCTATAACTACATATCGATTAGTCTTACTCTTATCAATAGCGTTTGTAGCATTGTCGGAAAACCCGATAACGTCACCTATGTTTATATCACCGATAGTACTTACAACAACTATTTCTTCTCCGTTACCGACACCGTAAAATGATGCACCGAACTCACTAGTTCCATAACCTAAGGAGCTTGAGGTTCCTAAAAATGTTGATGATGTATTAATAGCGACACCATTTTCATTTATAGCTCTCGAAATAAGTATGTTATTACCGTACTGTAAGAAATTATAACACTGATACCAGTCGTTATAATTATCGTCAGTAGGATAACCGTAATTTTCAATCAGTTCATCTACGGACGTAATTTGTTTATAGGTGTTCACAACACCTTTCGTGAAATTACCACTAAACACAGCCACGGAGTTTGACTGTGATGGTACTATATCACTCATATCTCTTTCCTGAACGTAAACTCCAGGACTATTCATCGCTACCATTTGGAATTCCTTTTAGTGTTAAAAATATAAGAAATATTTTGATTTATTTATAACTAAAATAATACTTTTTGATAGAAAAAATAAAGACATTTAAACTTCCTTAAATGTCTTTATTACAGTTAAAATTAAACATTTTCAACTTTAGTTATAATGTCTTCAATTTGTAAAGTTTTTAAATATTCATACGCTTTAAGTGCCTTATCAATATCTACAATACTTCTTTTAACATACATATCTAAATTAAATTGTAGCTCACCAATATCTCTACTTTCTCTGTAATCACCTGTTATGTCTTTAAATTCTTCAACTTTAATTGAAAATATATTCTCATCAAAATAATCATCTATGTGAGAGTAGATTTTACAACGACCAAAATTTATGTCTACATCCGTACTGTGTTTCCATATCTCACCGTTTTTTCTTCGTTCAATAATGTCAAATTTATTAATTATACCACCAAATCTTTCAATCTTCTTTTTAGCACTTTCAGCTTTAGACTTCTTTGCTTCACTTAATTCTTTAAATATCATTTTAACCTCTATTTAGACTTGTCTACTACACGTACTATACCACTTTCATGAACCCTAGGACTATTCATTACCACCATTCGGAATTCCTCTTAGTGTTAAAAATATATTTAGATTTATTTATAAACAAAAAACACCCTAAGAACACCCTTAGGGTGTAAAACTTAACGAAGTCGTCTATATAACTTCGTCAAGAATCTCTTTTAAACCTAGTCTGAACTCATCGGTGGATGCTACACTCTTAAACCATTCTCGTAATTTTAGATCTTCTTCTTCACATCTACGAAGATACTTAGTAGATTCATCCTCTAAGTACTCGATCTCTACCGTAGAACCTTGAAACTTAGCTAACGCTTCTAAAAGATTCGAACGATTAAACTTCTCAGATATGTATCTTCTCTTACCGTTGATTATAAAGATACCCTCACGATCGGCGTCAGGGAAGTTCTTACTAACAAAATCTCTAAGTACGAATGCTGAATTGGTATGTAACTTAGTGAAATCAATTATATACTTCATAATATACTCCTAGTTATTTATTTACTTAAAATAATTATAATATATTATATAATATTTTTCAACACTCTTAATACTTTTTAAAAATGCATGCGTCTACTTTAAAGAATATTAAGGAACCTATAGTTTGACCTAGTATTAAGTTGGTGACTAAGTTAAATTCGTAGTACTCAAACAATAGCATGAATGGTAACATCACTGCGGCTGATACCATCCATCTCAACCAGTATATCGCGAAAAGTTTCATACTATCCTTATATACTATACTTAGTGAAGTAGTCACTTACTTGTTTCGGTGTTTCACCTTTATCAGTACCTGATGTACCTGACGTATCTTCATTGTCATCATTATCGTCACTACCGTTATTATCTTCATTAGGTTCCTCAGAAGAATCATCATCATCTGTGAATATACCAATCTCAAGATCATCAGCATCTAAAGGATTACCCTCAGGGTCGGTCATACCAGCCATTCCAGTCTCAGTAGCGATTTCAATATCAGCAAGCTTATAGAATATATCAAACTTACCTGATTTTTTCTCTTTTTCGATGTTCTTGAAGTTCTCATCTATTTCATCGTCAGTTAAACCAAATACTCTCTTTATAAGTTCACCGAAACTAAATATAGTACCACCAACCTCTTTCATATCTCCCCATGATTCAATCTTCCCTTTGAGTACTTCTAATTTTAGTTTTTCTATAAATAAATTATCATTACTAAACTTAACTTCAATCTGGTGCTCGAACTTATTCCAATCTTTCTCACTCATTATACCACAGGATATCACCTGACGTTTTAAAATCTCTTTAAATAATGATGTATATACACATCTTATTCTAGAGATAAACATCATAAACTTTAAATCTTCCTGTGTAGTTTCGGTACTATCAACACTAAATGTGTGGTCTGAGTCGGGGTCGATGTCTAAATGAGAAGACGGTACCTTGAGAGCTCGATATAGTTTTTTAGCTAGGTATATAATATCATTAAGTTCACCTAAATTACCGGTTTCATCTAATGTTTCTACATTAGTACCTTTTGAACCTGCTCGGTTTGCGAACCAATAATCTTCAACCATTGAGGTTATATGTTGTTGGTTAGATACCTCTCCCGTGTCGTTATTGTAAAATTTTTTGTATTTGAATTTTTCTTGGATTTTTTGCATGTACTCTTCAGCACGCTTTCCAGGTAAATTACCAACATCTACATTGAAAACGCGCCTTGAAATAGATCTTGAAAATCTTAAAGGTATCAAAAGATCTTCTAATGACTTAAGCATGTTAGCTGATTTTATAGCTTGTTCGAGATACGATAAACAAACCATATCATCATACAGACCAAAATCGACTCTAACAATTTCCTCATTTTCGTACTCTTCATCTCGAAATGAATCAGTATAGTATAATGAAAAGTTATTATAGGTATCCAGGTACCTCCACTTCTTGAGTTTGTAGTCATAGTACAAACCTATAGGGTCTACGACACGTAACGCTTGTATACCCTTTTTTTGAGATTTCTCATTATACTGACAATGTATAACGCATTGACCATCTATATACGCGTTACGTATGATGTTAAATAGATTCTCCTTGATGTTACCCATCTGGATTATTCTATC